AACAATTAGGTCTAAAACATTTTCGGGAAATTAAACACGGTGATTTAGTTGAAGCTGAAGCAGTTATTAGAAGTCCTACTTGCGTTCTATGGAAGCGTTATCAGGAGGTAGGATTCTACAATGACGATCTTGCTCCTTGCGGTTACGACTGCCAAGATTTTAGTATTCGTATGAATATGAATGGATATCGCAATGGTGTATATGCTTTAAAATATAGAAGCGATGTTGATTGGGGTTCTACAAGAGAAAAGGCTGAAACAGAAGTTAATTCTAAGATGGGACAAATACAGGAACGCAATAGACAATATCTTGCAAGAACATATAGAAATTATTTTGAGGGAAAACGATGAGTGAAGTGACTATTATAACAGCAACAACTGGTTCTAATTATCTTCACGATAATATTAAATCGGTTCAATTGCAAACACATAAAGATATTCAGCATCTAATTGTTGTTGATGGTGAGGAACATTTTGAGAAGGTTGCTGCTATATTAGCAGAGCACGATTTTCCAAATATAGATATGGTTGTTTTGCCTTATGCTACAGGTAAAGAACAATATAATGGTCACCGAATCTATGGCGGATTTACCCACATTGCAAAAGGTGATTACATTGGTTACCTAGATGAAGATAACTGGCTAGAGCCAGAACATGTGGAAGTATTGCTTGATACTGTAAAAGATAATCAATGGGCAGCAACCTTGCGTAAGATTGTAGATAACGAAGGTAAGTTCATTTGTAATGATGATTGCGAAAGTCTGTGTAATTGGGAATCGGTTATTAGAGATTATTTTGTAGATGTTAATTGTTTCTTCTTCACCAAACCTCTTGCGCTTCAATTAAGTCCTATTTGGTATAGACGTGCAAGACATCCAGACGATCAACCTGAAGTAGATCGAGCATTGACGTACACGCTAAAAGATAATAAAATAGCATGTGAGGTGACGGGAAAGTATACTGTAAACTACCGAGCAGGAAATAGAGCAGATTCGGTTCAAGCTAAATTTTTCCTGCAAGGTAATGAAATAATGAAACAAAAATATAATGGAGAGCTACCATGGCAGAAATAGACTACAAATATAATGAGGGTGGGTTAATTAAAGAGTTTCAAGAATACATTGATGCAACATATGGACAACATTATTCAATGAATAGATTCCAAGCATCCGAGTTTATTATTGATAATGGGCATGGTGTAGGATTTACTGCAGGCAATGTAATGAAATACGTCCAAAGATATGGCAAAAAAGCTGGTCGTAACAGACAAGACTTGTTAAAGGTTTTACACTACGCATTGATGTTGTTATATGTGCATGATCTTGAAACAGGCGAAGGCAATGCTGATAATTTTGAAATACGTAAGGTAAATAAATGAGCACTATTCTTCTAGGTTCAAGCGGGTTTCTAGGCCCACAAATATTAGAAAAATATCCTGATATTGTTTCTGTTGGTCGCACAAAACCTGCAACAGGAATGAAGCACGTGGATTGTCCTACATTGGAGCATCTACCCGAAGTTCTAGACAAATTAGATTTTGATAAAGTGATTATGATGATTGGTAGTTCTAATCATACAGAATTAAATTGTCAGAATATGTTAGCGATTGAAAAGAATGTAATACCGTTGAAAAAGGTATTTGCATATTTCAAGAATAGACCAATTAAAAAGCTATTAAGTTTTAGTTCTATTCTTTTATATGATCGCAGTAAAATGACTTTGCCGGTTGACGAATCACAACCATTAAGTACTTATCAGAATGAATACATTTTCAGTAAGTTCTTAGGCGAAGAAGTGGCAAAATTTTATTCTGATGTACCTAACATCATTGTGAGATTAACAAACATTTACGGACCAACTACAGCATTAGATAGACCAGATTTGGTTAATCAATTAGTTGAAGGTTTGGTTATTCGTAAAAAAGCACGAGTATTAAATTTAAGACCACAGCGAGATTTTATTTATACTGCAGATGCTTCTGACGCAATTGTAAAATTATTGGATACTGATTATACAGGTCCCGTTAATGTTGCTACAGGTCAAATGCATTCCATAAGTGATGTTGTTAAAATTTTAGAAAAACTTTCTGGAATTAAAATTGAAATAGGTGACGGTCCAGCAACTGGACATATGCAATTTGTTTCGGACAATACATTGATTAAGAAATTAATTGAATGGGAACCGAAATATAATTTGGAAGAAGGTCTAACAGAGACCTATGAAAAAATGATGGCTATGTATGGGAAATAGTATAGACTTATACGCACATAGGTGTTATAATATATTTTTATGTAAATGATATTGCAATTTAGGAGATATTATGCAATTTAGTAATGAAACAATCCAGTTCTTAAAGAACTTCGCCGCAATTAATAGTAACATCTTGATCCGTAAAGGTCAGACGTTATCTACAATCAGCACAGCAAAGAATATATTTGCGCGTGTAACAGTTAACGAAGACTTCCCAGTAGAAGTTCCTGTTTATGATTTGAATTCATTGTTGGCATTGTTAACATTGATGGAGAATCAGCAAGTTGATTTTGGCGAAAAGTCTTTGACTATCTCTAAAGACAATGGTAAATTTGAATACTTCTATTCTAACGCAAGCGTTATTGTAGCAGCACCCGATAAGAACATTGAGATTGACGAACACTTTAAATTCAATCTATCATCTGAAGATGTTAACATGATTATGAAGGCAGCCGCAATTACAGCAGCACCTACAATTTCTGTTATTAGCAAAAATGGACAAGTTACATTGACCATTGGTGATAAGAAAAATGATACTGCAAACACTTATAAAAAGACAATCGGAGCATCAGATGCAACATTTGAATGTCATATGGCAGTTGAAAACTTTAAGATCATTCCCGATGCTTATGCAGTAACAGTTGCTAAAAAGAAATTGTTCCACTTTAAAAACGCTACAAAGCCATTAGAATATTTTATTGCAATGGAACCCGATTCGGTAATATAAAATGTTTGGAAATTATAATAAAAATGTTCATTCTCAAAATGGAGAAGATGGAATTATCGAAGAAATTCTTCATAGGTTAGATGTTGATTATAACACCTCTTGGTGTGTAGACATTGGTGCATGGGATGGTATACTGTATAGTAATACATACAATCTTGTAAAAAAAGGTATGCACGGTGTGTTTGTAGAAGGTGCAAGTGAAAAAATTCCTGATTTAAATAATACAGCTAAATTTTATAAAAAAATTATTCCAATTGAAGCATTTGTATCACACAATCCCGCAGACGAAAATAGTCTAGATAATATTTTAAAAAGAACACCTATACCTAAAGATTTTGAATGTATATCAATTGATATTGATTCGTATGATCTTGCTGTGTGGGAATCACTTAAAGAATATTCTCCTAAGATTGTAGTTATCGAAGTTAATAGCAGTATTGCACCTGGGATTATATGGCGCAATGGAGATCCCGAATCTATACGACAAGATGGATTGCCGGGCGGTAATACATTCTCCGCAACAAACGAAGTTGCTAAAGAAAAGGGATATACTTTAGTTATGCATACAGGAAACAATATCTACATTAGAAATGATTTGATTGAAAAAGTCGGGGTCCCTACCGACATTGTAAATAATCCAGATTCGTTGTTCAATCGAAACTGGCTGCGTTAATACGCAATTTTAATATTATGGAGTTATTATGGAATTTCGTGAAGATCAATTTTTGTGGGTTGAAAAGTATCGCCCTCGTAAACTAGATGAATGTATTTTACCTGTAGACCAAAAGAAGGTCTTTCAGGACATGGTTGAAAAAGATGAAATACAAAACATGCTATTGTGTGGTTCGGCCGGTGTGGGCAAGACTACTATTGCCCGAGCATTGTGTGAAGAACTAGGTACAGACTATATCATCATTAACGGTTCAGAAGAATCTGGTATTGATGTTCTTAGAACTAAAATCAAACAGTTCGCATCTACAGTATCCTTTAGTGGCAAGACTAAAGTTGTTATTCTAGACGAGGCTGATTATCTAAACCCTAATTCTACACAACCTGCATTGCGAGCATTCATTGAAGAATTCTCAGCAAATTGCAGATTTATTTTTACTTGTAATTTTAAAAATCGTATTATTCCTCCGCTTCATTCTCGATGTGCGGTAATCGAATTTAAAATTGGTAAAGAAGAGCGTCCTAAGATTGCTGCTCGTTTCTTTAAACGTGTTAATGAAATCTTGGCAAACGAAAAGGTCGAAGCCGACCCTAAAGTTGTAGCAAAAGTTCTTGAGAAACATTTTCCCGATTACCGTCGTGTACTTAATGAGTTACAGCGTTATGCATCTTCGGGTAAAATTGATGAGGGCATTCTTGTTAATATGGGTGAGGTTAATATGCAAGACCTTATCTCTGCTCTCAAAGACAAAGATTGGAAAAAGATGCGTACCTGGGTTGTTAACAATCTAGATAACGATCCGCAAACTCTTTTTAGAAAAATATACGATACCCTATTAGATTCCGTTGTTCAAGTTCCACAACTTGTTTTGTTGCTTGCAGACTATCAGTATAAAGCGGCATTTTGTGCAGACCAAGAAATTAATCTTGTTGCGTGTTTAACAGAGATTATGGCATCGGTTGAATTTAAATGAATGACTTATTAAAACCTACATTTGATTGGATCAAAGATGACTACATTACTAATCGCTTTCGTTTTTGCGTTGAGTTGCTTGCTTGGGCTATTAGTATTGGGTGTTCAATTACCATGGCTGTCACAGTTCCCAATCCGCCCTTACTTTCTCTTTACCCTATATGGATCGTCGGCTGTGGTATGTATGCTTGGGCTGCTTGGACTCGCAAATCTTTTGGCATGCTGGCTAACTACCTGTTATTGGTAACAATAGATTCGGTAGGATTGATAAGGATGCTATCATGAGTTTGTTTGGAACCCCTGTGGAAAAACCAGCAGAAGTTCCATATAAGGCTCCTGCAATTTCCCCCTTTGACTTTATTAATGCTATTCATTATAGCAAAGATAATTTAATCGTAGACGATTGGTCGGAGAAACAGTATAACGCATTTATTATTAATAAAGGACTATCTTACGGACATGACACAGTAATCCCTGCGAATGAGATGAATTCGCGACCACATCTTGAGAAAAAGATGCAGTTTTCGTTTCTTATAAATACTATTAGGCCCCGTAAAAGATTCAACAAATGGATCAAAGCGGAGAAAATTGAATCGATCGAAGTAATAAAAGAATACTATGGATATAGCACAGAAAAGGCCCGCCAAGTACTCCCTCTTCTCGACGACTCAAAATTAGATTATTTAAGAACAAAACTAATAAAAGGTGGTCGTAATGGCTGAAGATATTTTTCACATTGATTATCCTGGATACAACCCGCTGGAAGTAACCATGGCACAACCTGACGATTTTTTGAAAGTCAGAGAAACTCTCACACGCATAGGTGTAGCATCACGCAAAGATAAAGTACTGTATCAATCCTGCCATATTTTACATAAGCAAGGTAGATATTTCATTGTGCATTTTAAAGAGCTTTTTGCTCTTGATGGTAAGACTGCAGATTTAACAGAGAACGATTTACAAAGACGTAATACAATTGCCAAATTGCTAATAGATTGGGGCCTAGTAAAAATTATTGATCCTGATAAATTTACAGATTTAGCACCATTGTCGCAAATCAAAGTAATTGCTTTTAAAGATAAAAGCGAATGGTCTTTACAAACAAAGTATAATATTGGTAAGAAAAAACAACCTACAGATGAATAATCTGTATAAATAATAATATCCCCGGGATGGGAAACGCAGCAATCGGTGTGGGCTGTATAAACCAGAAGCCGAACTAATTTAAGTCCCACTACCTTGGGAACGTCTAAAGCTGGTACAACGTATGGTACCCCTGTAGTCAGTAAGCAGGATTAACGCTATGCCTTCGGGGTAGCAAATTTTAAACTCGCTTAATAGGAGAACTATATGTTTTACGCAAACATGGCTATCGATTCAATTCAAGACGCCAAAATCAACTTCCTCAAACAAACAGTCAAGGAAGATTCCCTTCAAAAACCTCTAGTCGATTTTGTAGAAGCACAACGTGTCTTTACAAAACAAGTTGCTAAGTCTGCTAACGATGTAATGAATATTGCCTCAGAGACTTTTGCCAATTCGATTACTGGTAAAACAAGTAAAAAGGGAGAATCAAAATGACATTTGTTCCACAAATATTTGGCCGTGATATGTTCAAAGACTTTGATAAACTATATGTAGGCTTTGACGATCAATTTAGCAAGATGGCTAAGATTCATGATGATCTAACAAAGAGCATTCCAAATTATCCACCATATAATATTAAGAAAACTGGCGATACAACTTATGTTATTGAAGTTGCAGTTGCTGGTTTTGCCAGACAGGATATTGAAATTGAACTTGCCGATGGCAAAATGATTATTAAAGGTAATGTAAATGGTGCAGAGCAAGAAGATAATTTCTTGTTCAAGGGTATTGCTAATAGAGCATTCACTCGTACATTTGCTTTGGAAGACCATATTGAAGTTCAAGATGCTGCCATGTTAAATGGTATGCTTAAGATTTTCTTAGAGCGTATTATTCCAGAACATAAAAAGCCAAAGAAAATTGAAGTTAAAGATTCTGAAGTAAGCACAAAGACTACAAAGAAATCTAAGCCTCAATTACTTACAGAAGATCCTGTAGACAATAGGGATCTATAATGAATAATGATCTAAAAGAATTTGAGGGAGTTCATTTCCCTGCAATGAAAGACTTTTGGTCATGGGTTGACAAGGCATTTACCCCTTCATATCAAAAAGAAATTGATATGTATCTTGAAGATTGTGTAGATCATAAAGATCTAGAACATAGAATGCAGGTATTAGCACGTAGAGGATTATTATGAAATTCATTAAGGCTTTTATTAAAATCGTACATGAAGTACGACACCGATTGGCCACACGTAGGAACAAGCATCCTTCAATTGGTTCATAAAAACACTAGGGCTTCGGCCCTAGTTGTCCAAAACTCTTTATTATAATATGTTTTCTATATGAAAGATGTTATAATAAGTCTTATTATAACGGAGAATTGAATGATTAAAATTTTAAAGCTACAAACTGGCGAAGAATTAGTTGCCGATATGACAATGGAAACAGCAAGTATTAAACTTGTGCAACCATTCATTTTAACAATGACCCCCAATCGTGAACCTGGGTTTGAGAAAGAAATGACATTGGCATTGTTTCCATATGCCCCATATGTTGTTAACCATACAATTGAAGTCGATGCTTCAAAAGTTATATGGATTGCAGAATTACCCGATAGTATGATTGCAGACTACAATCGTGCATTAACATCTCTAAATGTGTCATTGACTAAAATTGAGCAAGAACTTAATACTAAGGCATAAAAATGAAAACAGTACACAACTTTAAAAAGCGCACCAAGCAAGGCGGCAGAGCAAAAACCTCAAGTATGAATAAGACTCAAAAGAGAACCTACAAAGCATATAGAGGCCAGGGCAAATAAATGAGCGGTAAGGGTAGTAAACCTAGACCATATAGTGTTCCAATTGCTACATTTGATAATAATTACGATGCTATTTTTCGTAATTATAAAAAAACAGATGAAGAAAAATTTGATGATGCGATTATGAAAAATGAATACTATGAAGATTCTGAGAAGTTAACAGAAAAAGATTATAAATAAATTATACCGCGGATTGGTGAAATGGTATCACAAAGGACTCATAATCCTTAGTTCCTAGTTCAACTCTGGGGTCCGCATCCATTATGAAAAAAATTATATTATCACTGCTATTAACTATATCCACAATTGCGTGTAGTGAAGAAAGAAACAAACCCGTAATTTGTTTAGATACAAAAGAAATGTTTGACGCAATATTTGAAGAATACCGCGAGACAATACTTATGGTATTTGATCAAGATTCATTTACTACCAAGATTGTATTAACCGTTAACTCCTCTACAAAAACATGGTCATTGGTCGAGTATAATACTGAAAAGGCATGTCTGTTAGGTTCCGGAAAAAATTATAAGATACTGGGGCGAGTATCAAGTAAAGATTACATATGAAGTATATATTATTATTGGCATTACTTTTAACGGGTAATGCCTTTTCCATGAACTTGACTGCTCAATCATGGCTTGTTTCTAATAGTAACGGTAAAATTATTGAAGGCGAGAATATTAATGAATCTCGTTCAATTGCCAGTATCACAAAACTTATGGCTGCAATGGTTGTAATAGATGCTGGGCAAAATCCAAAAGAAAAAATTGGAAAGTTTACAAGGGAACAACATATACAGTTGGCTCTTGTTAAGTCAAGTAATGAATCTGCTATTTTATTATGTGACAAATATCCCGGCGGCAAATCTAAATGTATTCGAGATATGAATGAAAAAGCTGTTGCACTTAATATGCACAACACCAAATTTGTTGAGGCATCGGGATTAAGCCCAATGAATATTAGTACTGCTAAAGATTTGTTGGAATTAACTTTGGCTGCAAGCTACTATCCTGAAATCGTTGAAGCAAGTAAAACTCCGCAAGTAAAAATTCAGATCAAAAAGAAGTGGCTCTTTTTTAATAATACAAACCCTATTATTGGAAAGAGACATAATTTTATTGTGAGTAAAACTGGAACAACAAATGCTGCCGGTGGTTGCATCGTTATGATGCTTGATACCGATATCGGCAGACGTATCGTTGTTGTTCTTGGAAGTAAAAACGGTAAGACAAGAATTCCTGAAGCCGAATTTATCGCACTTCAGGAATATCAATTAGATAAAATTTACTAATTCAATTCCAATATTTGGTACAGGTATTCAGATTGTATCTGGGGATATTCCTAGACCAAGGACAATACCTAAAGCACCTTAATTGTCTATAAAATTAATCCATGGTTTAGAATGTGCAATTGACATGGCAAACCACATTAACGCCATTTCAAATGATTGGCCACCACACATGGGTAGATTGAAGTAAAACAAATTAACAAACCCCATAATCATAAACAATGGGGTGGGAAAAAGAGCAATAAATTTTTTTATATGAGACATTATTAATTCCAATATTTGGAAGAATCTAGGCGATCCCAATATGCCTTGTTGTTTCGGTTTATAAAATTCTTAATTAGATACCATCCCATACCGAAGTATCCCATCTTTTTAAACCTGCGAGAATCTTGGCCAAAGTAGTGATTTGCAATTTTAAACTTCTTTGGGTTATACATTCTTGATAGAAAGTAATCTTCAGATGTTACTGTCTTTTCAGGGAACCCGCCATATTCTTCAAATCTATCTCTGCGAGTCAACATAAATGCCCCGATTGCAAATGGGGAAAAGAATTTTAATATGTGATTTATAATATTAAAAATTGTAAATCCAATTATTGCACGTAAGTCTTTGTCATAACATTTAATGTTTAACCCAATTAGATCTAAGTCATTGGACACAATTTCGTTAACGGCATCTTTGATTACTGTGTTTTTAAAGAACCGAACATCTGCATCAATGAATAAAATGTAGGGAGTAGTAACTAATCTTGCTCCGTTATTCTTGGCAAATGAAACTGGCCCACCTTCAATAATTTCAACATTTAATGAAGAGCTATTATCCTGTATAACTTGTCTAGTATTGTCAGTAGAGCAATCGGCAATAATGATTCTTGTATCGCCAATGTCTTGTTGGCGCAAAGCATCTAACAAATGATGAATATAGTTTTCTTCATTCTTACAAGGCACAACAATCGTAATTTTATTACTGAGGTTCATCATCTTTTTCCTTAGTCCAGGTAACTATTTCCCATCGACCATCATGATGCTCTACAAGTGCCGTACATGATTCAACCCAGTCACCATCATTCATATAGATAATTCCATCTATCTCTTTGATCTCAGCATGGTGTATGTGGCCACATATAACTCCATCATACCCACGCTTCTTACAATAGGCAGCTAGATTCTTTTCAAACTGAAATATAAAGTCTACTGCTTTTTTTACTTTGTGTTTAAGGAACTTGCTAAGGCTAAAGTACCCAAAACCCATACGATGACGTATCCAATTGAACTTGCTATTGAGTGACAAAATGAAGTCATATGCTTTATCTCCTAAAAATGATATCCACGGTGCTAGCCTTGTTATACCATCAAACAAGTCACCGTGTGTTACTAAATAGTGCTTACCATCAGCACCTATGTGTTCTATTTGATTATGAATTTCTACTAGACCAAAACTAAAACCATACGGTATCATTGGTCTTAAGAACTCATCGTGATTTCCTGCAACATAAACAACCCGCGTACCGCGTTTAGCGTGACCTAATACTCTGCGCACAACGTTGGTATGGCTTTGTTTCCACCGCCAGTTGTTCTGTTGTATACGCCATGCATCAATAATATCTCCGACCAAATAGAGGGTGTCGCCGGTATTATGTTTGAGAAAATTATTTAACTTGTTTGCTTGACAATCACGAGTACCTAAGTGAACATCACTTATAAATATCGCACGATATTTCATACACTAAACGAACTACCGCAACCGCAAGTGGATTGAGCATTTGGATTAGTTATAACAAACTGTGAACCTTGTATATCTTCTTTGTAATCCACAGTTGCGCCTGTTAGATATTGCATGCTCATGGCATCAATTAATATTTTAGTTTTTTCAAGCGGCATTTCGAAATCGTCTTCGTTCATTATCTCATCGAATGTGAATCCATAACTCATTCCGCTACATCCTCCACCCTGCACAAATGTTCTTAAACATAAGTCAGGATTACCTTCTTCTGCGAAAAGATCTAGAATTTTTGTTTTTGCTGATTCTGTTATTGTTATCATACTCTGAAACTTTCTCCGCATCCGCATCGGTCACGTTCGTTGGGGTTTTTAAAATCAAATCCTTCATTAAGTCCATTACGAACCCAATCCATTACTACTCCGTTTAAGTAAGCTAAACTTTTAGTATCTACTAATACTACAAAATCTTTTTGAGCGTAGTTTGTTGTGCTAACGTCAGTAACATAGTTGTCAACATATTCCATGGTATACGCTAAACCACTACAACCAGTAGTCTTTACACCCAATCGAATACCGACTCCTTTGCCTCGTTTCTGAAGTAGGGTTTTAACTTTCTCATATGCCTTTTCAGTTAATGAGATCATGATTTGCTAACCATTCTTTTCTTTTGTAGTCGGCTACTGCGGCTTTAATTGCATCTTCTGCTAGGATCGAACAATGTATCTTTACCGG